CCATTGTAAATGGCATGCCAGTCTCCAGCGACGGTTGTAAGTTCGTCACTTAGATAAAACCCAACAAGGTCTGCTGGCATAGTGATGGTGGTGGCTGATGCATTGATTACGATGTCTTCCAATTGCTCATCAACCGACAGGATACTAGTAAGACCAAAGAATATCTCCTTGGTGTCAAGGTCAGGAAGTTGGACCCTAGCCTCTAGTACAATCGTTCCCATCAGAGCAACGTCAAACGCAATACTTGTACCGATAAAGCTTGTGTCGGCATCAGTATTGGCACTGGTAAGCGCAACAACACCAGAAAGCGCGGCCTTACCTGCAACACCAGCGTCTGCATCCTCAAAGCCCTCGCCACCAGCGAAAAAGTCTCCAAGTGGGGCTGTGTCACCAGTCAATGCAATTAAGTCTGATGAACCACAAAAGTCATTGAATAGTCGGATTCTACCTTCACCTGATTGAGCCATTTTATTCACCTACTTGTTTAAGCTGTAGCTCTAAATTTCGTATACGCTCCCTGTAGGGAGCCACTGCTAGAAATATACTATCCCTTGGGACAGCGGCTAGGTTATCTACCCGTATGTCCGAAGGGTTACCATTCAAATTATGCACGACCCACCCTTTAGGAATAGGGCCGTGCGCTTTCGCCCAGGCTTCACGCCGGGGATTCATTACGAGGTCGGCGTAGTCGCGTCACTTAGGATTTCATATCCCCAGTTACCCGAAGACCGTTCCCCGTACACATACTCATCGTAGTGGTACATGATAGTCGCGCCGCCGCCGATGTCTTCACGTCGAACCGCTACAGCCCGTGGGCTACGGCCCTGAACGAGGACAAGAGCCATCTTAGAATAAACGCCACCCTTAGCATCTACAGCACTATCGATGGTTATCTCGTTATTCTCATGGATGGAAACGTTTCCAATCATGCCCTTGAAGCCGTTACGGAATGCATCCGCACTCAGGCCACCACTACTAACGTCATAAGTTCCCACAGGGGAAGTCATCTCGTCAGTGAGGTCCTTTATCTGAAAAGCGTGTAATTGAGCATGGAGCGGAGAGGGACCTGGCTCAGTAGTGTTACCAGTAATCCGCACTGAAGCAGCCATGATATTACCGTAGGTCAGAGTCGTACCAGGAGCAGACAGATACGTAGTAAAGCTATCCAGTTGAGTCAAACCATCCTGGTTCTTCTTGCGAGTCATGGCGTTTTGGGCCAGAACTCCCAGTTTGGCAACTCCATGCTGAACGATGCGCTCTCCTACCCGGTCAGTGATAAGGGTTTCAATACCTACCACAGTTGGGGTCAGAGGGAAGTCAGTGTCCGACATTTGCTGAGGGTTGTCGAGAATCGTGTCCTCAGTGATGGCCTGGGCTGTAACCTTGGCATAAGAAACCTCATGCCATGTGATACCCATTCCTTTACCCAGAGTCTGCCGGTCCACCGTGGACATGATTTCGCCTTCATTCTCACGAACATTCCTAGACGCTCCAACAATTGTTGGGATAGAAGCATCCAGTGAGTCAGTGGTAGTTCGTCCTACAGCCATGTGTCCCTCCGATTAGGTAAGAGTTTTTACGTATGCATCGAGCAGCGTTTTCTGCTCAGGGCTTATTACCATGTCTGGGTTTGCACCAGTAGCCGCCAGAAGTTGCGCGGTAGACATAGGTGCGCTACCAGAGGGTAGACCGCCATCAGGTGCGCCATCATCAACTAGATTGCCTTCAAGCTTTGCTAATCGACGGGAAGTCTCACCATTGTTTTTCAATAGCAATGCGTAGGCTTCCATTGATGGAGCATCATTAAAACCAGCGAGAGCAGCAGGGTCAACACCATACTTAGTGCTATATGCAGAAATGGCCCGTTGTTTACGGCCATTGTATTCCTGCTGAACCCTATTCTGTTCTTGAGCTTCTTGTGCCCTAGCGTTACCAGCCATGCGCTCTTGGGTCATGTCTACGGCAAACCGCTGGGCAGTATCTTGGTCGTACCCAAGATTGATATACTTCTGAGTTATCTCATTCTGAAGTGTCTGTGCTTGGGTCGCGTTCTGGTTAATAGCCTGAACACGTAGTATTTCATCTCTATTAGCCCGTAACGTAGCAAGTTCTTGCTGGTCTGCTTCGGAGAGAGTACTAGGCTGTATCTCAGCTATAGGGAGTTGGGCATCTACCGGAACGGTATAAAGTTCTTCTACCGGTGGAACAGGCGTCGAATCAGGAGTACTAGGTTCAACGGGTTCAACGGCTTCAACAGATTTAGGAGTATCTGTAGGAGTTTCAAGGGCTGCAAGCTCCTCGTCAGCAAACATAGGCATTACCGTGTTTGTGACTGGATTGACTTCTAGTTCAGAGTCATCTTGTATTTCATTTGATTGCGTCATAAAGCCTCAAAATTTGGCAATTAAAAAGTCGCATTCTCTAAAGAGATATGCGACCTTGCGCTCTATCTATACCAAATATGTACTTGTAGGAATTACGCTACCAGTACTGGTAGTCTTGTGTCAATCACTACCCATATACCACCACATCTTTTACTACGGCAGAAGAACTCTACCCTACTTCCTTTATCTAGGCGTATAGGCCACTTGATATCGCATAGTGGGCAATGTGCTTGAATAGAGGTCATCTGTCAAAGAACTTATTGGCTTTGTCTTTTTTATTGCCACCCAAGAATTCTTCTATCTCTTTTTTACGTAAGTCCTTTTCTCTTGGAGTCAGTTCTCCAAATAAACGTACAATAAGGTTTTTCTTTTCCCTTTCATAGACTCCGTCAGACCAGTTTCTCCAGCCAGGATTCTCACGTTTAAGTTGGTCATTTAATAATTCACTGCGAACATTTTGTCCGGTAGCTTGAAAAATTTGACCTACTAATCCGATGCGTGATTCTGTCTCAGCGATTAATCCTTCAGGTAGATTAGGTCGTAATAGCTCCATCGCAGATTGTCCAAAGCCAATCGGGGCACCTAAATCCTGAGCAAGCTGTGCGGTACGAGAAGCAACACCACCGGGTCCTAATGTCGTGATGTCATTACCGTAGAAATTCTCTCCTGTTTTCTGATTTTGTCCAGCACGAATAGGTACAGAGAATCTGCCTTCTACGAATCCTTCTGGGTCAAATACACGGAAAGCCGTATCCATTTGACCAACAAGGTCAAGTTGTATCTTATTGTCACCTGTACCTCTGAATGGTAAATCAGGGGAAGCAAAGTCGCGGTTATAGCCAATGGGTGATGGACCATATTCCGTGCTTGCTATCGGTGAGTATCTATCAAAGGGAAGATGCTTTCCGGTACTAGCAAAGTGGATAATTTCAGCAGTGGTAATCATGAATAGCCATGCACCCAGCCAGTTCTCTAACCAGAATTGTTTATTCGGACCACGTATCAATCCAGTAGCTTGGCGAAGCAATCCTTCAGATTCGTTGATAGAGAAGAATAATCGCTTTGCTGTCTCACGTATGGTTCTATCTTGAATCACACTCTGGGATGCAGGGATAGTAGAGAACCGTTTATTCGCTGCTATGGCAATCCTACGTGCTATCTGTGCATCTGTATCATTTGGATAAGTACGAGCCATCACCGGAGCGATATTATGTCTGATGTCATTGATGATGGCGGCTCGGTATACCCCGTCAAACAAACCACGGCGCATGGCACCTTCTAAGGCAACCAATGCACGGGGGATTGCTTTGCCTTTCTTTACCCATCCCGCCTCAGTAGCAACGTCACGGACGATATCATCAACGGCTCCATCAAAAATGGTTACGTCAGTCAAACCAAGGCCAGAGCGACTAATTTCTTGTAGGTTGATACCCGGCCTACCTTCAACGATAGGTTTTGTACTTCTCAGTTGCTCCATCAAACTTAGTCGTTTACCAGGAGAGAAGTTGGCGTGGAGGATATCTTTGACCGTCATAGGGTAATGGGCTAGGTGGCTGACTGCTTCAAACGGATGGCCCTTACGCATAGCATTGACCATGCCGTGCCATGAACCGATACCGCCACGTGCAAGGAAGTCAGACTGCTGGAAGAATGAACCAAATAGCTTTGCCCGTTTAGGCATGAAGGTTAACCAGTCAACATATTTTATAAGACTGAAATCACGCCCACCTACGGAAACCTCTAAGCCTTTAGGCTTCTTTCCGTACATATTCTCTAAAGGATTTGCCATCGCAGTTCTGACCTGCCAACGGCCTACAGTAGCCTGCTGAAGTTCTCCAGTAGCCTTGTTTCTGAAAGCTATAGGTTTCCCCTCAAATGCAGGTCCGACTTCAGGGACACGCCAACCAGCTTCTAAGGGGCCGGTTTGGTGAGGCTTAATCATATCGTCACCAAGAGACTTCAAAGCTTCAACCAACTCTGTTTGCTCTCGGAATTTGATGCCTTGAAGTTTGGCTACACGCAGTTGCTCGTAGGGATTCCAGAATAATGGCTCAAAGCCAAGTTCTCTCATCTCTTGGTAGGTCGCGCCATTACGAGGCTTCTTAAAACCAGGCTTTGTTACCAATCTTCCACGATTTGATTCAAACATCCCCTTGGGTGGCTTCCACCCGCGATAGAAGTAATCATCGCGTGTAGCCATATTAGGTTCAAAATCAATACGAAGAGCAGATTCAAAGTCCATCTCTTGACGTAGGTTGTCGTAAATTTCTTTTACACGAGTAGATAGTTTTATCTCACCAGATGCAACCTTACTTGGATTATGTAAAGCATTATTCAGGTGGTCTAGGATGGGGATATCTTCTTCCCGTGCTGCAATGGTATTGCCACGCCGGATGCCGATGTTCTTGGTTCGTAGTAATTGATTGCCACGGACTACTACGCCATCTGCTTCTTGGATAGCTTCAGCAATCGCAGCTTCATGCAAACCCAAGATAGTCTGG